ATTTGATCTCTATTTAACCCACTTATAATACCTACTGATACAGTCCAATCAAAATCTAAAGGATGACCTATAAGCATTATTTCTTGACCTATTTTTAATGATCCAGGTTTTGCTAAAATAGCATAATTTGGAGTATAATGTTCAATTTTTAACAAAGATAAGTCTTTTTTTAAATCAATAGCAATTATTTTTGCATCAAAAGTTTTATTATAATAAGTTTCAACAATAATTTTATCAATTGATTCATTTCTTTTTAAATTATGCGCACAAGATAAGACATGACCATAAGGACTAATTAATACACCAGTTGCAATTCTAACAGATTTATTTGATATATTAACTGGAGTAATTGTTAAAACAACTTTAGTTAGAGATTTATTTGCAAGTTTCACATATTTTTCTTTTGGAGCACAGACTATACAACTTAAACAAATTACACTTAAAATTAATTTTTTAATCATTTTCCACATCCTTATTTTTTATTCTATTAATAATATATTCAGATACTCTAGATTTCCACATTTCTTCAATTGTATTTTGTGGAGGATAATTTTTAATAATTTGATTCGCCCATTTAGTTAGCATTTCAATTTTATTTCCATATAATTTATCTTCTATTAAAGCAAGAAGCAGTATTCGAGCATCGGTTAAAGCTATTTGTTCATATATTGGATTTTTCATTTTTTTCTTCTGATAATTCTAATAAATATTGTTTTAAACAATCTTTAATTTCATTTATTGTTAAATGTCTATTAACATTTATTCCTCTATTACAGTGTTTATACCAACTTACTTCCCAATTTTTCCATTTTAAATTGTATTGTTGTTCCTCATCAGTCCAAGAATATGCTTGAATATCAAAATGAGGTAATTTAACACGATTTCCTGTATTAAGAAAAGGATTTTCATGTCGATTTTTTAATATAGTCCACATATTTTGCATAATTTCCAATAATCCATTCTCATACATATTTGGCATTAATGCTTGTTTTAGTTCTGATTTATATTCCTCCATTTTATATCTCCTTTATTTTTCTTCTAATGCCTCCAATAATCTTCTATCAAAATCTACTTCTAAATCTTTTCGTGTCATCATACCATCGTAATTTTCTAATGTCTTTAAATACCAATCTTTAACAATTGTGTATCGTTGTAATAAATTGTAATAAAGTTTTTTATAATTAGATTCACACATATTGTCCTCCTTTACCATTTAACTCGAATACCAGCTAAGAATTTAGTAGAATCATTTAATCCTATATACATACTCGTATTTGATAGAATTTTAAAAGGCATAGTATAGCTTAAACTAAGAACATTTATTTTACCTTTTAAATCATGATTTTCAGATCTTAATCCTATACCACTTAATAAACCTATTCTCCTCCAATAGAACCATTGAATATCTAATCCAACCCATAATTTTTCATTGGAATAAAAAGTAGCATATCCAGGTTCACAAATAAATCCTATAGTCGGACTATATAAATCTATTGAGCCATCATTTTTTACAGTGATTACTGTAGTTCTTGCCCCCGATTTAACTTCAATTTTATCTTTTTCAACATTAGTAATAGTTCTATCTTCTATTATAATTTTTCTTTTTTCATTGTCTTTTAACGTTAATGACACTTTTTCATTGTAAGTCTTCATTTTCCACAATTTATAATATGGATATAGTATAATTCCTACTATACCTAACAAGATTACAGTCAATTTAAAATGTTTGATAATACTCATATAATCTCCTTAAATTTTCGGGAGGACTTATGTTAGACTTCAACTGCCTCCCTATTAATTAGTATTTTCTTCTTCTACCTTTAGCTGCCAGTTTTTGGAACCTTCTTTTACCATATTTCCTTCGTCCTATCCATGCAGCTAACGCTCCTGGAGATTTTGCATCACGTCTTGCTAGTCTTGTTTTAAGAGCCTTAAACCTAGCCCCTGTACCAAGTTTAAGTCTACGTTGTCGGGCCATTTTCTTCATTACCTCCTAACCACATTTCTATACACTGATTACAAACAAAACCTTCACCAGTAGCATAAATTGCTGTTTCTTGATTTGTGATTAAATTTTTACAATTAATACATATAAATTCAAACTCAAGTTGTCTCATTATTTTTTGGTTTTATATAAAGAACATTAAAATGTTTACTTAAATCTTTAATTAATTCTTCTTTTGATCTAGAAGTTTTACTAATAGATTTTATTTTTCCTTGTTTAGTTAATTCAATTAACAAATTTAATCGTTCTTTTTCTGTATTAAGATTTCTCTTTTTAACTTCTGTATAAAATTCAAGTGCAATATCAGGTGACATTGTAAATGAATAATTATATGGTTTACATTTTTCCATTTTATTATTTCCTTTTAATTGGATTATGTAAATTTCTTATATAATTCATTTCTTTTTTATTAACCATTCTTTTGTTACTCCTACAGTTTTAGCTAAAATATTACAAGCCATAAATGCTGATACAATTATTCCGACAACTTTTCCAGATTCAATTGAAAAATCAATGAATTTATCCCCAGAAATTAATCCTTTTAAAAATAAAATTAATATTATTAAATCTGCTACTATTAATATAGCTAATCCAATAACTCCCATGATAAATTTTCTAAATCCAACTAAAATATGAAATAAATCATTTATTAAATTCATAATACATACCCTATTCCAATTTTTGTAATCGAAATAACCGTATCATTGGAAAATTTATCGAAAATAGCTTTTGGATTTTCAGTGACAATATACAGAATCCCATCTTCACAATCAAAATATTCACCTCCTAATTCTGTTAATCTATTGCAAGTGGTATTACCTACAGCATTGGTTGTTTTAACTTCTATTTTATAACAATTCATTTGTATTCTTTTCCTCCTATATAAAATCTACCTTTTTCAATTACATGAATTGTAGGAATAACAGTGTTATTATTTAATTCAAAACTAATAAATCCATTTACCCATTGATTGGGAGCACCTTTTTTCCATTCAGGAGTTGTATGAGATAAACATCCTGGAGTTATAGCATATCTAGGTGTCATAGTAGAAAATGCTTTTCTAGTTGTATATGCTTGAAAATGATGTAAATGACCATAAATACATTTAAATGGTGTATGATCTAAGGCATATCTTTTAGCATGATGATCTGGATAAATAGTGCCATGCACAAATATTGTATCTCCTAATCTATAAAATGAATTATAATTACCATAAGAAATCCACTTAATTTTCATTCTTTTGGGAGTTGAATCCCGAAGAAGATTAAATTGTCCCTTAAATGTATCTGGATATTTATTCATTAATCTTTTATATCTTTCTTCATGATTCCCCTCTAAATAAATAAATTTAGCATTAGGGACAATCTTATTTAATTTAATTAAAAAATCTTTCAACAATTTACAATCTCTTTTATACCAATCAATTTTAAAAGCATTTGCAGGCCTATTATCAATTCCATGTAATCCTTTAGCATCTATAATATCTCCACCAAGAATTACAATATTTGGTTTATAATCATTGAGATAATTAAAAATTGGATTAAGATTTATACTATCAGGTAAATGTATATCTGTAAGAAAAACGCCCTTTAAATTAATCATGTTTTCCCCTTTTCTCTCTTTTTGTTTTTTTATTGTGACATTTTTTGCATAACACTTGATGAGAAGTAAACCATATTAAATCTCGGAGTTTATTCCAATCTAGTCGTCTTTTTTCGTCTTTAGGTCTACCAATTGGTTTAATATGATCTACATAAACTTTAACAAACCTTTTTTTGCATTTTGCACATTGCCACATAGATGCTCCGCTTATTAATTCTATACATTTTGCCTTATTTAAAGCTTCTTTTCTTGCTTCACAATAAAACCACCATTCACGTCTTAGAAAAGAAATAAATCTTTTGTCTAGATTATATTTCTTTTTCTTCATAATTTTCTACTAAATCTAAATGACCTTCAAATCTGTATCCACAGGCCAATAAAAAATCTTCAAATGATTGAATTACATCAGGTAAAGTAGAATCATTGTTAATTTCCATTTCAACTTTTGGTCTTCCTTCATCATATTGGTAGCTAAATTTCATTTGCATTCTCCCCAATTATTTCCAATTTTAATTTCAACTTTTAATGGAACAGATAATTGTATAGCATTTTCCATAATATATTTAATCACAGACAATTCATGTTCGGCTCTTTCTTCTTCGACTTCAAATAAAAGTTCATCATGGACTTGAAGAATTGGAATATACGCATTTTCATGTAATTTAATCATTGCAAGTTTTATTAATTCACTTACACTACTTTGACATGGATAATCTACTGCACATCTTTCACAAAAAAATCTACGTTTCATGTCTGTTCCATTTATTCCAACTAAAGGAATAAATTTACCTAAATATGTTCTAATTCCCCCATATTTATGAGCATAAAATTTTTGTTTAATACACCAAGCATTTAACCCTTTATATAATTTCCAATAATCTTCCAAATATTTTAATGCGTTTGAAATTGAAATATTTGCTTCATCAGCTAAAGTTTTAGCTCCTGATCCGTAAGTAGTTGCTAAATTAAAAGTTTTAGCTATTTCTTTAGATAAATTTAATTTTTGTGCTGTAACTTCATGAAAATTTTTATCTGAATTAAAAATCTCCAATAATACTGGATCTTGACTAAAATGTGCTACAAATCTTGGTTCTATATTTGAATAGTCAGCAACTAATAATTTATATCCAGGTTTTGCTATAAATACTTTTCTCATTAATTTTCCTTTGATAGTTCTAGTTGGAATAGTTTGAAGATTGGGATTACTGGACGTTAAACGCCCAGTAATTGTACCACAAGGATTAAAATAAGAATAAATCCTTGGTAAAGTTTTATGTTGTAATAAAACATTAGTATATGTTGTTTTCAATTTATTAACTTCTCGATAATTAAGTAAATCTCTTATTATCGGTTTTTCTTTAAATTCTTTTAAAATCTTTGATTTTGAGGAAATTACATTAATTTTATTTTCTTTTAAAGCTTTAATAACCTGTTTAGGTGATCTAGGATTAAATGGTTCTTGTACATATCCATTTAATGTAGATTCCAATAAAATCATTTCTTCTTCAAATTGCTTATCCAATTTTTTTAAATAATTCACATCTACTTGAATCCCTTGTTCTTCCATCTCAATTAATGCTCTATAAAATGGCATTTCTATTTCATTCAAGTATTGTTTTTGAGACTTCAATAATCGTGCATTAAGATATTTATAAAGTTTAAATGTTGCTAATGTATCCATTCCACAATAATTTGCAACTGTTTCAATTGGATGTTTATCTAATGTAATTTTCTTTTTACCTGTTCCAGTTATTTCTTCATATGTAGGCCAAGTCATTCCTAAATATTTTTTAGCTAAATTTTTTAATCCATATTTTCCTTGAATATTATCATACATATACGCCATTATTTGTGTGTCGTATAGTAACTGTTTAGGTTGAATATCAATTCCCCATTTTCTAAGTTGAATTAGATCAAATTTTCCTCCATGAGTTATTAATTGAGACCCTAATAAATAATCTCGTACATATTTTAAATCAGTAATATAAAATATGTCCATACCAGTGCTCGTTAACCCTATACCTACAAACTTATCTCGTTCATCTGTTTCAATATCAATTACCATTGGAGATGAAAGTAAAAATGCAGGATCACGATTTATATGTAATTTTGCATTATATTTATGTGGACCAAAATCCATCATTTTTTAATATCCTCATCATGATTTTCTTTAATATGTCCACCTATTTTTAACCAAAGAATATAACAATATGTAGCTATTTTAAATAAATCTTTTTCTCTTTGAAAATTTTTAAATCTAAAAAGATATTTCATTATAGTACCTAAAATCCAATCTAATTGTGATTCCCCTCCAAAACAAGATGATATAATATCAGTAGCTTCTCTATCTAAAAATCCTGGAATTGAATATTTATTTCCCCCATGTTTGAATTGATTGGCGATTAAATCAACAAATTTGGAAAAATTTTCTGATTTAACTTCTACATTTGTATTATATATTTCATTACTAATATCTTTACCACATTTATTACATCTATAATACATAGTTTCATTTTCATTCGTAGACGTTGTTATAGTTCTATCAAACCAAAAATCTTGGTATCCACAATGTGAACATTTCCATGAATTATTTTTCATTATATATCTCCATTTTCTTCTTGTTTTCTTTTTTCATATTCCATAACATGAAGATTAAAAAATACTTGCCAAGCTAAATCTAAGGCAGATATAAAATCTTCATAAGTTAAAGAAGTTTTATACTGCCATTTAAACCACCACTCATTCATATATTCAATCTTTGAATTTTTATATAAATTATGGACAGTTGTCCATCTTCGTTCATTCTTCCACGCTCTAACTAATTTTTTATAAATTAAATAACAAAGATCACCAGGAGTTAAAATATCTCCATTATTATCTAATCTAATTCTATCTGATTGAACAACAAATGGCATTTATTCCTCCTTAAGTGATTCTTTTTTAATAAACTTTTTTAATGTATAGTTAGGTTTTGTTTCTGTATCTTTAGATTGTTGCCACAATACAAGTCTATCTCCAATATTAATTTCATGCAATTCTTGTATTTGTTCATGTGTTAATCCATGTGCATGAGTTAGCATATTTCCTGAATCTTTTTTCCAAAAACTAATTGATAACATAATTTATCTCCTTATAAGAATAACGATTTTAATTGAATAAGAATCATTTTAGGTAGTCCATATAGAATATGACTTATTTTCCACAATATCCATTTCTTTCTTGAACCCCATAATCTACGAATTACAATTGCAGCTTGAACATGGGAATTAGCAATAAAATCATCCTCAATATCTGAAATAGAATAAATATGATCTGGTTTTCGACAACGAATAGAAGGCCTCCATAAATACCACCTCATATAACCTCTTTCAACATTTGTTCCTTCACTATGTAAATCTCCTGTTACGTCATAAAATATGTGACAATTTCGTAATCCTTCTTTTTTATCTATCATCCATTTAGATAATAAATCTTCTTTTGATAATACATTAAGTTTCTTTTTTACATTAGGTATTTTTTCAGCGATTGCCGGACTCCAAATATCTAATCCATGCTTTTTAAATATTCTAGTAACTTTTCTTGCTTCTTTAATAATCTCTAAACAAGTTCTACCAGTCATTTTTTGTGCTAAGTAAACACAAAGTTTCATTATAATTCCTCAAATTTAAGATTTAATTTATTAAATTTAGTTTCAATTTGTCCTTTTGGACCTCTATTTTTAGCTAAATCTAAGAGAATTAATTGTTCAGTTTCTTGGTCATTTTTAGTAATAGGGCTAAGTAAAATGACTGTATGAGCTTCTTCTTCTAATGCTCCACATTCTTTTAAATGATGTAATGCAGGCACTTCTCTTTCCGCTAATCTATTAAGCTGTGAATTAACAATACCCGCACAATTATATTGTCTACACAATGTATTTAATCCTTTAACGAATTTTGAGATTTCAAGATATCTTTGATCCGCATTGTGAGAAACTCTTTGGATGTGATCAAAGATGATACAATCGGGGTGAAATTCGGATATTCTTTGAGTAACTTCTGATAATGTCGGTTCAGCTCCATCATCAATAAATAAATTTTGCGATTTAAAGTGTCTACCATATTCATCAAATTTAATGTTAGATCCAGATTTGAAATTTCCGGTTGTAAGTTCTTCAATAGGGATTCCAGATCCAATGGAGACAAATCTGTTGAAGATATCTTCCCAATACATTTCTGTAGAGAAGAAAAGAATACGTTTATTGAATTTAAGTAAATTTTGAGCGATTGTAATAGCCAAAGATGTCTTGCCAATATTTGTTCTTGAACCCACAATCCAAATATTTCCTTTTTTAAGTCCGTAGGTAAATCTATCGAGTGTAGGAATTCCTGTAGGCAATTCGGGATCTGGTTTTTCAATTCTACGTCCAAGTTGTCTTTTATATTCATCGAAATGGGTTGATGGTGAAATAATTTCGGATTGTTTAGTTGTTCCATTATCTCCACATAATTCCCATGATCTGTAGCTTGAATTATTTTCTTGTCTTTGAAATATTTTTGCAATGATTCTTTCAATATCGTCTGGTCTGGCTCGATAACCATGAGATTTAAGAAAGGTGCGTATATCATTCGAGCTAGCTCCATCTTGTTTAAGACGAAGTGCAAGCCCGAAGTCCAATTCTGATCTATTAATTCCGTCCGTTTTAGGAATTGGGGCAGGTTTTCTAATTTGTTGTGTTGTTGAATAAGATAATATTCTTTCACGAATATGTCCATTGAAAGCCCTGGACCAATTGATAGTTTGTAAAAATCTAGCAATGCGTCTTTTATCAAACTCACCTTTGGTAGACGTTGTTCCAATGATTTTAACCAATCTAGAGTTGTCATATATTGCATCGACTTTGACATTGTATTGTTCCTCTATTAAATTTCTAATTTCTTGTTCAAATTTTTTAGTTCCATTTTCAAATTCTTTTATTTTTTCTCGAATAGGTATCCCAAAAGCCCAATACAAATGACAACCATTACCACTTGTAGCAATAATTCCATTAGAATATTCCTCCCTTTTTAATATTGATTTACCTGCCTTAATTGCTTCTTGTAATTGACTAAAAGTAGATGCAGAATCTTTAGATCTAATTGGATCAATATCTAAAGATACACAAGTAATTGAATCCACCAACCCATTCTCCTGTCTAGGATTCCTCCCCATAAAGAGATTACCTTTGCCATTATACTCTTTAACCCATGATATAAACTGATTTTCGCCATGTAATAATTGACGGTCGATGATATTTTGTGTTTGAACATTTTGTGCATGGACTTGGCTCCATTTATCTTGATGTTGTAATAACTTGTAAAATTGCTTTACATGAGACTCTAATAATTGCATTATTTACCTCTAACATATTTATATATTTCCCTTAAATTTAAAAATAATCGACGAAATTCTGTTAAATCGTCAAATTTATATACATCAAATTCTTTTTCTTTGCTAATTCTTACAGTATATGCTTTATTAATCCAATATCCTAATTCTTCATAACAAGCTAATGAATAACCAGCATGCTGTAAAGCATATTTAAATTTACGCTCTCTTTCTTCTGATTTATTGTGTGGTTTACTATCAGTTTTCCAATCAACTAAAATAGTTGTTATTGCATCAGGTGTTCCAGCAAATTTCTGTTGATGACAATACAAAACTCTTTCAATATTTTCAGAGTTTGGTTTAAATTGATTTTCTTCACACCATTTAGTCAGGTATGAAAGCATATGTATTTCATGATCATTTAAACTTTCACTGGCCTGACTAAATGGCTCCCCTTTTAAGAAACGCTCTATTGCTTTATGTACTTTATGTCCTATTGCTTGACTTCTGTTTTTAATTT